TCCAGTTATTTGCTAACTCGTCTAACTTTTTTTGTATCGTCATGTACTTTTGTTCCATGATTTATAACATTTCTTAACCCAGATGCTTTTAAAATCATATCAACACCATAAGGTTTCCATGCTTTCTTCATTAGATTTAACTCTAGCAATAAATGAGACCATTGTCCTTGGGCTGCACCATTTACTTTTATTGTTATTATTTTTTCTTTCATGATTATAGGATAATCATTTAAGATTATTTGTCAACTATTGTTTTCTCCCCTGTCGGTTGTAGGGCTTGTGTGATCTTTTTTTCTGTTTATTAAGGCTTTTTGTGTGTCTTCTCGGACGTTTACGAGGTTTTGGTCTTGGTACGAAGTTTGTAAATTTACGCTTCGCCATTAAAATATTCGTCTACTTTTGATTTTAATGAGTCTTTAGATAAATGTGGTATGTAACTTATAACACCATTTACTTTTTGTTCTAGATCAGACCCACACGTTAGACATCTAAAATATTGTTTGGTGATTCCAACTAGTGGTGTGTACTCATCACATGTTGGACAAATACCATTAACTATCTCTGCTGTTATTTTGAAATTTTTTCCTGTCATAAATTTTCTTAGATCGTACCACACGTTGATGGTATCGTCTATCTTTTAATTCTTTTGCAACCTTATTTGAGGTGGAGTTTTTTGATTGACTTTTCACCTAGATATATTTCTGTTTCTGCCTCACTACGTATACATTTGTAAGATATATTTGGATTAAACTCCCTCTCCGCGATGCGACGGGCACGAAGGCACGCAGCCATGCTTTCTTGAATACGGTGTTCTTTAATCTCTCCGTCCCAAAACATAAGTAAAGCTACAACAACTTCTATCACTTACCATCACCATTCTTGTAGCCAAGATCTCTGTTGGCATCTTTTAATTTTTCAATATCAACTAAAACCTTGTCCATTTGTTTTGTTAAAAATTCTATGTTTACTTTGTTTAATGCCATTGACTCTATGTGTTTTGTTAATCGTTCGGTGGTTTTGTAAAGGTCCTCGATCATCATATATTGCTCGCTATCTGCGGGCAGTGACCCCATCTGTCCACGTGGCCATTTTATTCTAAATTCTGTATTGCTTTCAACATCTGCATTCATCAGTTCTAGTCTAGTCTTTGCTTGATTTAATGATTCATGTAGTCCAAAATAAGCCCAGGTGCCGATTGCGACGAGCGCGATCAAACTGGCAACCGTTTTCATAGGCATTTGCACGGCAGCCTCTTCAGATATATTTAAAGGTTTTTTACTCATGTTTTGGTTTTGGTAGCGGGATTATATAATCTTTTGGATCAACTTGCAACGGCTGTGGAGGCCGTACAAAAACCGCCAACAAACATAACAAAATTATAAGTATTGCTGTGAACCTGTAGTCCATAACAACCCCCAATCATTAGTCTTTAGTCCAAAACCAACTTTTGATTTTTTCCCATAATTTTTTAATCATTTTTCTTTTCCTCTATTTCATAGAAGAACTTGTCGGTGTCTTCTGTCCGCCACGCTCTACTATCTTCTACATTCCACTCAGAGGTTTGCACTTTCCAATCAGGAGTTTCATCTTTCACCGTGAAAGAAGGTATGTCCCATATACATCTGTTGTTTGGTTGTGCTGCAAAATTGCCATCATCTAATGCAATAATGTGTGCGCACTTGTGTTCGTGCGGAATCTCTGAATGATCAGTGTCGAGTATATTAGGTTCTGGATGTGCAAAGTCAATAGTAAATAAATATTTTCCTGGGTGCCATTTTTTATCTTTTCCGATATATTTACCGGCTTGTGATTCTAGAATGTCCCAAGAAGTAACAGCAGGATAGTAAGAAAAACAATTCCAGAGCTGAAGTTCATCAAGTCTTCGTACGGGTACATCTTCGGGTTTAAATCCTCTTTGAATAAACGCTGTAATAGGTAATCTATAGAAGATCGCACCGTTTTCCATAATAGCATGGAATAAAATGCTACGACCTGTAAGAGCACTAATACCAAAGACAATGCAGTCTTCAACTTCTCCATGGTGTTTTTTGAGATCATAAAGATACTCTCTTCTTATTTGTGCATAAGTTGGTGGTATGTTTGCATTTAAATAAGCCATATATCATTTAATATTACCCCAGTTTGTGCCTGACTCGTAGTCTACTTTGTTTGGCACTTCAAGAGCAACAGCCCCTTCCATAATTTCTTTTATCTTATCAGCATGTGCTTCAGATTCAACAGATATATCAAGTTCGTCATGCACTTGTATATGCGGTGTGATGCCTTCTTTGTATAAATCTATCATAGCTTTCTTTGTCATGTCAGCTGCTGATCCTTGTATTAATCTATTCAAAGCTTTGTATGTATATGCTCTTTTGATCCCTGGTCCGTGTTCCGCGAGTGCTGCATCGTGTGGCAATGGTTTGTGGATACCAAACTGATTAGGCTCCCATAAATGAAACCTACACAATCTACCAAGTAAAGTTCTTATACGACCTCTGTCCTGTGCTCTAGACATAACACTATCCATTAATTGTTTTACAAATGGTACACGTGAATGATATTGTCTGAATAGTTCTTGTGCTTTTTCTTTATTAACACCTAACTCTGCTTGTAATTTATTTTTACCCATACCATAAAACAAACCTAGATTAATTGTTTTCGCTTGTTCTCTTGGTATGTTAGCCATCTCTGCTACAATCTTGTGAAAGTCTGCATCACCATCATTGTATGCATCTAATACATCTCCTACTGCATACATATTCTGTAGTGATGCATAGTGCACAACCAATCTTGGTTCTTGTTGTGAGTAATCAAATACACCCCACTTACAATTATGTTCTGGTATAAACAATGATCTAATCATTGGTCCGAGTTCCTTGTTTCGTGCAGGAATTTGCTGTAAGTTTGGATTAGCATAACTAAATCTACCAGTCACGGTCCCACCACTATCAGATCGAAGTTGGTTTATCTCAGCATATATTCGCCCTTTATGTTCGTGTTTAATTATGGTATCAATAAATGTTGTATGTGCTTTGTTTATTTCTCTTGCACGTGCAATCTTTTGAACTATTGGGTGAGGATGGTTTTGTAAAAAGTTTTTAGTAAATGATGGAGAATTTGTTTTTTCAGTTCGGTCAAATGGTAGGTGCAGTTTTTCAAAGACTTGCGCAATGGAACGTGCAGCCCATATTTGAGTATCTACTCCTGTTTCTTTTTGCACTATGTGTAGGCATTCTTTTTCTTCTGCTAATAATTTCTGTTTCAATTCGTATGCTGCTTCAGTATCTACACGGACACCTAAAAAACGCATATCGACAAGGCAAGGAAAAAGTTCAGTCTCTAATTTAAATATATCTTCTATATCTTGGTTAATAATTTCTTTCTTCATCTCTTGCCAGAGATCTAATGTTAGTTGTGCATCTGCTTCAGCATAAGCACCGACATACATAGCAGGTAGTTTATACATCTCTGATTTAGCATCTATACCCCATTCTTTTGCTGTTTCAGCTAATACAGCCTCGTTTTTGCCTCTTCCGACATAATCACGACCCATACTACCTAAATCGTAACGAAAGCGATTCTCGTCTACGAGAGAGCCAGCAATCATGGTATCTATTATACGACCTTGTATTTCAAATCTTTCAGCCCTTAAAAAACATACATCGTACATAGCGTTATGAAATATCTTATCTGCAGGTGTTTTTAATACATCTTGTAACCATCTTGTGACCATTCCATGGTCCATGTTACCACCACCTTCATGTTTGATAGGATAGTATCCTGCCCAGTCATGCACAGCAACAGCTATACCAACAATGTGTCCTCTGCTTGTAACAGAGCCAGAGCCCATAGTTTTTAGTTCTGGATCTTTTGTTTCCAAGTCAATTGCTATCTCATCATACTTAGATAAATCAGGAAACTCTGTTGGTGGTAGCCACTCTACCTGTGGACTAAATATTGGTTTTTGTATCATGAGTAATCTCTCTCTAGTATCATTTCTAAATAGTGAATTGCTTTCTTAATATCTTCTTCCTTCCCTTTTACAGAGTGTCTGCAGATATACTTTATAGCATTCCCCTCCGCAAAAAGCAACTTGTTCTCGTTTATAAACTCCGCAGGTTGAATCTTCATAGAATAATAATGTTTTCCACCTACCTGTTCTTGTAATGATTTGTATGTTGATTTTTTAAATATGTCTTTGTTTGTCATAGATCGTATCCTTTGTTATCTTGTTGTGGCCTAATAATATGTAGATGTTCCTTGGTCCTTGTTGCACCAACATAGAACAATCTATTCTCATCATCAGGATTTTTTTCATAGCTTCTCATTGTGTTAAAACTAAGATCAGTGAGCAGCACAACGTTTTCTGCTTCACCACCTTTTGCACCATGTATCGTAGATAAAGTTATACGCGGTGCCTGGTTTAACTTCTCTCCTCTTCTTCTCATTTGTTTTAAATAATTTATTTCTCGTCTTGGTGCAGCATCGAATGCTTCAAACCAAACAGCATTTGTTTTTAGTCCATGATATTTTTTTAAAGTATCCATATCGTACATGCTGTCTTTTAACATGCTTTTTAATTTTATTTTATCTACATGCATATAACCATAGATTCTTACAACTTGATCGTAGGATAATAATTGACCTTTACATAAGTTTTCCCAGTCTAATGCAGCTAAATGCAATGTGTGTTCTTTTTGTTTTCTAAATTTATTATTGTAATAGTATCCATTTTCATAAAGTGTTGGCTCTAACTTATCTAACATATATTTAGTTCTAGCTAGAACCAACCATTCGCCCGATGACATGTTGATGTCTTCAAAGTCATCATATCTAGAAAGAGAGCCTTCATGAATTTTTGGGTTCCAAGATTTATTTATTCTTGTTTTAATTTTATTTATTATACCCATTGCAAGTCCATGCACTTTTGCAGGTATTCGATATGATTGTTGCAAGGGCAGCATTTGTCCCTCTTGCGCTATAAAAGAGTCTACGTCTGCCCCTGCCCATCTAAATATTGCCTGGTCATCATCCCCTGCAATAAAAGAATCTGTTGTCTTTTGCCAAATAGCTTTTGCCATATCCCATTGCATTCTTGATAAGTCTTGTGCTTCATCTATAAATACAACATCAAACTTTGGCACTGCTATATCTGACTTTGTAAATTCTAATATCATGTCATTAAAGTCTATGAGATTGTGTTCTTTCTTATATCGTTGTAGCTCGTTCGATATAATTTTTAATTTATCTAACTCTAAATCTTGATTGTGTTCATTTAAATTATACTGCTGCTCTGCTGTTATACCTTTTAATATTGCAAGGTTTACTATTCGTAAGTATTCACTATCCGATGTAAAGATTCCATTGTGATCATTTTCATAGTCTGCATAATTTATCTCCTCTTTCACTCTTCTACCAAAATCTTGGTAGTGTCTACGTTGCATGACATTTTCTTTTTTGATTCCTAATCTTCTAAATGCTAGTGAGTGTAATGTTCTAAAATATGGTAAGTCGTCTTCGTCTAAATTAAATTTTTTTATGGCTCTGTCTCTTGCTTCGTATGCAGCTTTTTGTGTAAATGCAAAATATCCAACCTTATCAGGATCTGTATTTTTTAGGTAGTCATCTACTTTGTTTAATAATGTAGTTGTTTTACCCGTTCCTGGTGGTCCTAATACAATAGTTTTCATTAGTATGGTGTCTCTTCTTTTAATTGTTTTTGTTTGTACTCCTCAATTTTCTTTTCAAACTCCTCTACTACATATACAGATAATTTATTTTTACCTATTCGTTTGTCTACACAACCACATTTTTCTCTTAACATCTCAGCTGTTCGTGAGTATCCAAGATCCCAACGTTTACGCATTAAATGATTGTGATAAAATTTATCGAATACAAAATGATGATAACCATTGTTAGTCCATGTACCACCCCTTGGTAAATCTTCCTTAGAATCTAATTGTGTTCTATTTAAACAATACTCTTGCAAATGATTTTGCAACTGGTCCTCTGTTCGCAAACCTGCTGCAGGCTCTGTGACCTCTGCATTGTTTAACAATATGTTAGTTATATGCACCCAGTCTTTTTCTTTTAATGTTGGTGGTCTATTTTTTAATTGCACCATACATGCTTCTTGAAATAAACTTTGTTGTCTTAAATGTTTTACACTTTCTAGTTTTAATCTTTCACCATCCACATTTAAATAATAATATGGATCTTCAAGATCTATTACCTGCAAATCTGTTAAATTAGGAAACAATACTTCTTGTCCAATACCAAACTTTCTAGATCTACAAAGTGTCTTGTCACATAAACTACACATTGGTTGGTCATTACATTTATATCCCCAATCTTTTTTATCGTGCTGTTTTACAACAATATCAACCTCAGAATCAGACAATGGTTTTTCCATTGCAGTTTCGTTAAACACAACTAGTTTAGATTTCCATCCGTCTGGCCATTTTTGTTTTGCATACACACCATAATGAAACAACGCATTGTTTCTACCACCCTCACCTATTTTATTTTCTGACATCAACTCAATACATGGTGGTCCATCAGAATATTTTGTTTCAGGTCTTTTAACTTCTATTGTATTAATATCATCTTGTTTATATCTTTCTTGTAATTCAAAAAAACTTTCCAGTGTAGCAGCTTCGCCATTTTCTTTAAATGCATATCTTACAGAATTCTTATAATTAAAGTATGGTAAGTTATCCTC